AATCAGATCAATAAACTGAATGCCGTTTGTGTCTTGGATATAACCAAATGAACCAACAATAAAACCGCCCGCCCAATTCGATCTTGATTTTTCAAGTATCAATTCAGCGATTTTTTGAGGTTCCTCTATTTCGGTACCGTTTAGTTTAACCTTGTACATTATTATTCAAAACGTTTTTTTCGGTAAATTCTAACACTATTCTTTGTTTGCTCATATTGATTTACTCCATCTTTATCATAAACAAACTTTTGTATTGGCAATTTACTTAAAGTTTGCCTAACTTCTTTTAATTCGTCAATAATTGGCTGTGTATTCATGTTTAAAAGGTATTGCATAGCTGCCCTTTCTTCCAATTTTGCTAGAATATTATCTTTTAATGTCAAAGGACTAAAACCACCATCTAAGATAGACTTGTAAGAAATTGCGTATTGGATTGCACTTTCATTTGTTAATCCTGCTTGTAATTTCTTTCTGTTTGTTTCGCCTTTTATTACTGCTTCATCATGTGATAACCATGCCAAATTTTTGTCTATTCCAATTTGGCCCCCGACTAATTCCGTACCCTCTTTAAAACCTGGAATACGTATTGGCTCAAATGAAGGTGCAAATCCAGGAGGATTTAATTTTGACCAATCAATTTCACCAACCATACTTTTTATAGTAAATAGCTTATTTATAATCTCGTTGTATTTATCAGCTGTTATTTGTCCTGCATTAAAAGCCTCTAACGCTTTAGCTTCAATTTCTGCATATCCATCTACTATAACCTTTTTGAGTGCCTCATAGCTTTGTTTTAATGCTTCGTCTTTTGCTATTCCTAATGCAGTGACATTGTCATTATAAGTCTTTTCAATAGCTTCCATAGCAATTGCGTGCAATGTTTTCGCTATTGCCACATTTTGAATATGAAGTATTTCTGCATCAAATTCAGCTTTCTGTTTTGCCTTAAATGCAATATCTAATTCGGCATTTTTATCTATTTCGTCTTGAATTTCTTGTGCTTGAAATTTCAATCCTAATTGATATGTTTCTTCTTTACCTTTTTGGATTCTTTTTTCTACTTCGTCATAAGAATCTGATTTAAGTTTGTTATTATCTATTACAAACTGTATCTCTTCTGTTTGTGCTGCTGCCAATTTAGCAAAAGCTTCGTCTCTGGCTTTTATAGCTGCGTTTATTCCATCTATTTCCGCTTGTGACATTTCAGCAGTAATAGGCTTATATGCAAGTGCGAATGTTTCTGCTATTTTAGCTCTCTTTTCTTCGTATGTTGTGGTTAATGAAGTTTTTAAATCTTGGTTTGTAATGAAACCCATCAAATCAGCATTAACACCCTCAGAAATAGCTAAACTTTCAGCATCAAATTTTTGACTATTTTTAACAGATATAGTATCGTATTTTTGATTTATTCTATCTATTTCTGTGTCATATTGTTGATTTATCTTTGAAATAGCATCTTTATACCTTGTATCTTCATTTGATATTTTTTCATTGAAAACCTTTTCCTCGTTAGATATTGAAGTGTTTTTTAGTTTTTCTTCATTCGATATTGCTAAATCGTAATTCTCTACTATTTTTCTACCAATCTCAATTTGATTAGCAATTCCACCTGCAAAAGTTCCATCGTCAAAAATTGGAGTATTGGCAAAATTATTTATTTCTCCATAAATTTCTTTTATGCTTGAAACTGTATTTTCGTCAATGTAGAATTGTTCCGCTTGCTTACTAAAAGCCTCACCTAATGCCTTTAATTGAATTTCACGCTCTTTTAGCATTGCATTGAATATCCTTGTATCTTTTGATATTAGATTATTCATAGCCTCACCAAGAAATTTCAATGTAGATATTGTTGCACCTACATAATTTCCTGAAACGAATTGATTAGCTGCCGTAAGTGCTGTTTGCCCTGACTGCACCCAATCCAATTTAATTTCTATTCTTTCTCTGTCAACTAAATTTTGAGTGCTTTCAAGTTCTTTTTGTAGGCTATCATTTAAATTATCAAAAAGTGGCCCCAATACTTCATTTGCTACCGAAACAACGCCTTTTGCCTTATCTCCAAACTCATCAAACTTATCAAGTATTCCGTTAAGTGAAGTTTTATAGGCTTCAATTGCTTGCTTTCTTGCTTTTTCCTCTTCTTGAAGTCTTTTTGTTAATTGCTCAAAGTCGTCTCCAATCCTATCTGTTAAGTTTTTTGAAAGTTCAGCACTTGCCGCATTTGTACTTTTGTTAAATTCATCAGTTGCTTTTTTTATTTTGTCATAACTTCCACTATAAAGAGGATAAATCTTTTTCATTTGCTTTTCTCTTTCAAATGCCCTTTCTTCCTCACCTCGATTATCTATTTCAGTTATTTTTTGCTGAAATGCTTCTTTGTCAAGTTGCATTTGTTTTAAAAATGCCTTTTCTGCTTTTGTTCTTGCTTCCGCAGCTTTTTTACTATTATCTCCTTGCTTGTCAAGTTCAGCTTTTAAATCATCTGTTTTGTCTTTTTCATCTGCAACAATCTTAGCGTTTGTACTTTTTGCAGTTCCTAAAACTTTTGAACTTGATTCATTCCAAAGATTTGTAATTCTACCAAAATTTGTTTTTGCATTATCAGCTAAATTTGAAAATGTCGCCTTTGGGTCTATTTTAAAATCCTTTCCAAAGAAATTAGCCAATTTCATGCCGTAATTCATTGCAATATTAAATGCATCTGCTAAGGCTTGAATTACAGTAACAGCTCCAATCAAAACAGAACCCAGTATTTTGATTCCAACAATCGCATAGTCAACTACTTTTTTAAATGTCAAAGTAGCATCTCCTGCACCTACAATGTTGGCAATAATCTGACCAAGTGATTTTATTAAATCCCATCCAGCACCTACAATGTTTGAAATAGCCGTATAAATAACTTCGTAATAGTCATACCACTTATTTAAAACTGTATTATATTGTGTTCCAATAGTGAACGCCTCTTTTATCCACCCAATGAATACTTTCAAAGAATTTGCGGCAGATAAAATCCATTCCGAAATGGTTTCTATAAATGAAGAACTTTTATTAAAGTCTTGCAGCCCTTCTATGAAATTATTCACAAATACATTCCATGCACCGCCAATTGTTTTAAGGTTTGATTGTGCTTTGTCGCCATACATTTTTTCAAGTTCTTCAGCGAACTTTGGCAAAACATCTTTTGCAAGTACATCGCCTTGCTCCAACATTTTATTTAGTTGCTTTTCTGAAACTCCCATTGATTTAGCCATAATACCAAATGCACCTGGCAATCTTTCACCTAATTGGCCTCTCAACTCTTCAGCTGAAACATTACCCTTAGAAAACATTTGAGAAACAGCCGTTAAGCTTCCAGAAATACCATCATTTGAAAGTTTCAATGCAGATCCAGCCTTTATTATAGATTCATAAATTTTTTGCCTTGCATCTAATGATAAATTACTTGATTTGCTCGAAGCAATAAATGAGGTATAAGATTGTGTTAATAAGTTTACGTTTTGTCCGTAATCATTTGAAAGTTTACTAAGAAATGCAATGCTTTTTTCATAGTCTTTATTGGTTTCACTAACATTCATTAAAGCAACACGATATTTATCCGTATCGCCCATTAATGTTACCAATTGCTTAGAATAATCTATGATTTTATCGACTGCGAAAACAGCCAATAGGGTTTTTCCCATATTGGAAAACATGGAAGTTGTTTTACCTCCAGTAGATTCGACTTTACTAAGTTCTTTTGAAGTTTGGTCAATAGTTGCGTTTTGCTTTTTTTGTGCTTCGTTGGCATTGTTGGTTTCTGCCATCAATTCACTTTCCAAATTTGCCAAACGTTTTAAGTTGTTTTCAGCGTCTTTAGTGATTGCATCCGCTATAATTCTAATCCTAACGTCTTCCATTTCAAATAATTTTTTATATTTGTGAAAACGATTTTAGGATTGTTTAAAAATTAAAGGTTGAATTTTAATTTAAAGGGGTTTGCTTTTGGCTTACCCTTTTTTGTTTTTATATAAAAATCGGTAGTTTTTAATCTTGTCTCCTATATCCAATGAACTTTTTAAATGTCTTAATACCTAAAACAAAGTAAGTAAATTCATTGTAACTGTTATTATCAATCATATTATTTTGACATTCAAATAACTTTACTTTTTCCATTCCTTCAATTTCATTGCAAAAAAAGTTTAAATACCAAAGATAGTTCTTTTTTGAAAGTTCTAATCCAAATTCTTCTAATAGCTTTGCCCGAATGAAATTAGAAACATGAATCCGTTGTCCATTTACTGTTCTATAAAAAAAATCATTTTGTTCCTCAACTTCCATAATTATTTTTTGTTTTTAGATTTTTCAGCTATTTCTTTTTGTTCCTCAGCTTCTAATATTTTATATTCTAAGAAGTCATAGTATTGCTCGATTCGGTATGAAGTAAGTTTATCAAGCCCTTGTATGTCTCCATCGACAAGTCTAAGGTTTGTTTTAGTAAACTGTCTTCCTCTATCAAGTTGTGTTTGTATAGGGTTAACATTGAATGGCTCAAAGCCGTTTCGTACAACTTTTTTAAATAAGTGGCCATACCTTCCTTTGATAGACTTTGAAAGTCTATGAAACGATTTAATGGAGTGTTCAAAAAAAAATTCATTAGATTTATTTTTTCTCCATTTGGCAATATGGCTTCATTATTATTCATCCACCTTTTAATTTTTACTTTGGCGTATGTTTCGTCATATTCCCGTGGGTTTTCACATTCATCAAAGTGCCAAACAGTCATTAACTCATACATTGTAGTTAAGTTATTGCTTTGTGAACGTCTCCAATCGTAAAAATTAATAAGCCTTTTAAATTCATCAACTTTTTGGCCTTCTGTCATTTTACCAGAATCCATTGCGGACTTTAAAGACTCAAATAATTCATTTACTTCTGTTTGCCCCAACTTAAACATATCTTGAATTTCTAGTCTTTCTTGCATTTTATAGAATCTCATATAGTAATGAGGTATTCCGTTTTCTGCAAACTGATAAGACGGAACTCCATCACAAGTAAATGCAAGTTCTTTTTTTGCTTCTTTTAAGAAATATTCGTTTGGGGTCATGGTTTACGGTTTAATTTTCTTGAAACAATAATACTTATTTTTTCAGGACATGGAATGCATATAACCCATCTCAAATATGGCAATATTCCAATAAAACCGATTCCCCAATGAGTATCAAAAACAAATGATAATTCAAAAGCAAAGCAATCTAATGACCAAAAAGTAAAAAACAACCAACGAAAGGAAAATCCAGTCGTATTATGCTCATCTGCTTTTTTGCTTTGAACAACTGGAATCAATGGAAATATATTCATATTATACCATTTTTCTTTTCGGAAATATCCTGATGCTGTTTGTGACATAATCAACAAATTAGTTTATCAAAATCAATTAATTCATTTATTGAAGACGTGAAATTGTAGCGAATTTTGTAAACCTCAATTTCTGGATAATCTTCAACGGTATTTAAATCGTTTCTAAGGATAGTTCTCGTATCCAAAGCATAATTCACCCATTGAACGTTTAAACTCTCCAAAATTGATAGGATATGATAAAATTTCACGTACTTTGAAATGATAATCAAATCCACTTCATTAATAGATTGATTAAACTGTGAATTTTGGTCTTTTCTGCCACCTCTTAAATTGTGGCAAACCTGGATTTTAAATCTATCATCTGGAACAAAAACATAAGGTTCGGTATCTTTCGAATAAACCATCATTTTAATTCCATCTTGACCAAACATCATTTGTTTTGCAATACCATTTACGGCATCACAGTTCGAATAATAATCTCTTATTTTGGCGTTTATTTGCTTAATTATCTTCATGTTGTTTAAAAAAATAGTCATATAAAAGATATATTACACAAAATAAACCAAATAACTGAAAAAATAAAGGGAAAAATATTTTAAAAAATATCATTTCATTATTAAAATTTAAGTTTTTTTTAAATTTAAAACTTTTAAATCAGAAAATTGCTTTTTTAGCATATCTAATTCAGATTGCATTTTATCAGTTCGATTATGAACCATTTCCAAATCGGTTATTCTCTTATTTAATATTTCTATTTTTCTAAATTCTGCAAATGTCATAATCTCAATTGATTTTCAAACTCATCTTCAAAAGTAGCTAAAACTTTCTGTTCTTCATCGTTATTTAAGGCAAAAACAGAACCGAAATAGGCCTCTAAATATTCTGCCTTATCAGATTGCTTTGATTGATTAAATCCAATTTCTACCATAGTAGGAGTTGAATTTATAATCTGCCATGAATTCCATAAGTCACCATTGAAAGTGAAATCTATAAATGATGTTTGTCTGCCTTTATTATCCCGATATTTTCCGTAGTATTTTGAATATGCTCCGTATCTTTTAGATGCCTTAGTTTGAATCCTATCATTTACACCCTCACCACGTTGTTGAACCCTATCCAAAACATATCCAAGTGCATCATCTGCAGCTTTCCTCAATGCCTTTTCCGTTTCAATAGGGAATCCATCATCTAACTTAATTATTAGCGATTGTAGAACCTGGTTCATATTTGATTCGATGCGGAAACTCATATTTTTTGGAGTAACTTTTCATTTATTGAAAACCTTTTATCCGTTGGAACATATTCGTTATTTACTTTCTTTACGTGACCAACAATACAAACATCATCATAATTTGATAAGACATAAACCAAATCACCTTTTGAGCCATATTTTACGTCTTTTTTAGACGAAAATTTATCTTCAAGTAGTCGGTATATTTGCATTTTGTTCTTTGATAGTTCTTTCTACTTTGAAATACTCCCTTTGTAGGCTTTGAAAATCTGATTCAGAGCGATTAACCAAGTCGGTCAATGTTTCTATTTCACGCCTTAGCTTTTTCATTTTCTTAGTGATAGTTTCCAAATGCCTTTCGTCAAAAAATACTGCTTCGCCTTTTTCTGCCATGATTGATTATTAATTAATTATTGATTATTGAACAAATATAGAAAATTAAATTAAACTACTCACATATACCCCAACTTCTTTATCACAAGTCCAACACATTGAATCTCCTGATAGTGGCAATGTCGGCACCATTTTATCAATTCTTTTTTGATACTCTTTTTTAAAGTCGTCTATTTTTTCCATAGTGAAGTCTAAACCACCTTTAGAAAATAGATTAACCCGATAGCTTCCTCTTTTTTCCTCAAGCAAATTGGCACCAATTTTATAAACCAATGCACTCGACAACCTTTGTGCATTTTGGCAAATGAATTGGTCTATTGAGCAAAGTAATTCTAAATCCACGCAAACAAAGTTTTCAATAGGATTTGCTAATGATAAATCAGTTTCGGATTCACTTGAATACGGATATATTGCAAACTCATTTAGTTGGTCTAATCCTAATAGTTCAAATGGAATATCTGATAAGGTAGCATTTCCAGTTGAATCCAAACAGTCGCATGGATCACAACTTTTACAATCAGTTTCTTGGAATCTGTTACAAGAAAGTTTTGATAATTCTAAATTGGGTGAATCTCCAGCCCTTTGCAAAACAATCATTAATGCCCTATGATTTGAGCAATCAATATTAAATCCTATTTCAATAGTGTTTATTTCATTTGCAACTAAATCTATTGAATCCTCACCAGTATTGAAAAGATGCTCACCAGTTTCGTAATCGATAATTTTGGCATATACCGAAGTTGTGTCCGTTGGATAAATTGAAATTGAATTTACCTGAGCAAGAATGTATTTTGAATCGGCCGTTGTCAAAAGAATTCCGATATAATCATCTGTAAATTGAACTGATTCAATAGGCTTGATTATTCGGGCCGTTTCTGATTGAAACAAAGTGTTTTCAAAATTATATCTTACTTTGTCTCTAAGTAATACTTCTAAAACATCGTCTTTCAATGAATTTATAGCTGTCCTTTTTGCCTTGGTGAAAACATCATAATAAGTTTCTTGGTCTCCATCGGCAATTTTGTCTAAAAGTTCATTGGATATTCCTGGCAAATCATTCACCAAGTGCTTACACGTAGTTTCATTTTGGCATCCTTTGATTCCAATATAACTGTCAAAACATGAAAGTACCTCGCAATTATCCATTTTGAAAAACAATTTAAACTTTTTATGATAGATTTTAAAAATTCCCAATCTCAAAAAGAATGGGAATAGTAATCAAATAAATCAATAATCAATTAAATCAATGAAACTGCCTGAACGGCAAATTTGGGAGTAAATCCCTATATTGAAGTAACTAAATTCTTATTATGAGCAACTCGAACAACCCGACTTAGGTTTTGGCGTTGAATTGCTTGTATTTGTTGTTGTTTTTGGAGCGTTAATAACCTTTGACGGCCTCCAAACTGTTTTTGATGCCATAATATTAATGTTTACAATTATTACAAATCTTATTCAATTTCTCTAACTCTTTTCTCTTAACTTGAACAAAAATAATCAAAGATTCCGATAAAAACCAAAGAATAATATTAAGTCCAACGCAACTAACCATATAAACGATATGCCAAAAGAGATTATATCTTGTAAAATCTGCTAAAATCAATAGAAAATATGCTATTGTACCAACAACTGAGGCTGAACATGGAATACACGTTCCTAATGGTTTTTGAACCCATTCATGCTTAGTTCTTAGCCAATTCCCGAATGATTCTAATATCATGCTTGGAATTAACAACCGACACCAACCAACACAAAACATTGAAATTAAAAGGATATTTATTAAGTGATTCATTTATATTTTTTAGTTTATTATATGCCAATATACTGTTGAATTATCCGATGCACTTGAACTGTTTATTACAAAACTTGTTCCACTTACAATAGAAGCAGAAGGTGCGGATAAGTTACCTAAAGTCCCGATTGGGCTATTTCTTGATAGTAAAATAATTGAACTCGAAGTTACTTTTGTAGTATTTACAGTTACCGTTCCTGAAACTAAAGTTGCGGTACCAACTTTTTTAGGTTCCGCCCTTGAAAGTTCTTTCCATACTCCGCCAAAATAAATTAAAGTCAAACTTGAATTTCCATTTGAATAAAAATTTTCGTTTAAAACAATATTTGCATTGCTTATTATCTTAGAATTTGAAGTGGTAAAAAGTAGTTGTATTATTTTGCAGTCTCTACCTCCCAATATGTTAGTAATAGTTGTTGCAACTGTGTTGGAAATAAGTCCAATACTAACTCCGGTCATATCAGGCGTTGCGGTTAAATCTGGAATTGCTATTCTGTAATTTATTTCTTCACTTATCAAATGTCCACTTTTAGAATTGTAGCTTCCATTTTTTACAGTGTAATCTACTTCGGATTCTAAAAAAACACCAGCGTCAATAATTGCCGGAGTTGCACCAGTTGAACCAGATATGAATCTTATATTTACACCAGTCCATGTAATTTTTGGCTTATTTGTTCCGACAACTTTTATAAAGTCTCCAGGATGCTCCCTTGTTCCACTAACTATAACAGAACTTATATGATTTCCTCCGTTTATGTCGTATGTTCCTGAGCAATTGTTTATATAAATAGCATTGAATTGCTTTAAAGAACCTCCATGTGATGCATCTTCTCTATATTCAGATTTTATATTAACTATTGAAAAATTATCTCTTTCAATATTGTTTTCAAAATGCAACAAATATTCGTTTCCATCTCCGCTAATATTGTGTAATCCTACACCTAAGTACTGAGTATTCCCTAAAAACTTAATTCCAGAACCTTCGTTAAATAGAAACTTAATTGTATCAAAAACAGCGGGCATAGCACCACGGCACAATATGCCATTTTCGCCCATTGCCCTAATTATCAAATTTTTTAAAATAGATACGTCTTGAAGCAATACCGCATTAGAAGAATCATCTATACAATTAATGCCGTTTCCAGTTGTTGAGGATGTTTGACCAAGTATTTTGAAGTTTGTAAGTTTTCCATACCACCAATAATTGCCAGCATTTAAAACACCAAGCAACCTGAAAACATCATTTGTAGTCTTTTGCTTAAAAACTACACCCTCATAGTATGTGCTTTCATTGCTATTATCTCCCTCTATTTCAATAGATTGAGGTAAATAAACAGTTTCAATAAGGTAAGTTCCTTTTGTAACTTGTACTTTTTTACCTAAAGATTGGGCCACATTTAAAGCATTTTGTACGCTAAATGTGTCGTCTGTTGTGCCGTCTCCTTTTGCTCCAAAGTATTTAAGTATAATACTATTGTAAACTATCCTAATCCATCTACCAGTAACAACTCCAGTTGCTTGGATTATAGTACCCTCGTTGTCTGTATCGGTACTTGTAGGATGCCAATAGAACTCTCCACCTCCCCCATCACCCTCTTCGTAATATCCTCTTACAATAACTATAATTCCTGGGAAACCTTCAAACTCTTTTAACTCAGCTATATTTTCAACCGTAAATACTTGATTTGTAATCTCAAACTTTTCGTATGCACTTCCATCGCTATTTACTACATACATATCAATAGAATCGCCATCACGAACAAAATAAACCGCATTAGGCTTTAATTCTGTCGGTAAGTCTTCAATTGATTCAAGTACTTGCAAATATTTGAATTGATTTGGGCCATTACTCCCATTGGGAATATTTCTAAATTGGCTTGGTCTGCATCCTATTGTAACTGACATTATTTTACTATGGATTGATTATTTCTAAAATAGAATTAACTTTGAACTCAATACAAGATTTGCCAGTATTGGTTATTTCAATCGGTGATGCGTTTTCTTCAATTGAAATCTTGTATTTTCCTGGAGTATGAATGCTAAAATAACCATTTGGCAAATTTGAGGTATAAATTGTAATTATGCCGTCTCCATTACTTGTAAGATTCAATTTATAAATCCTTTTGCTTCTACCAGTGATATAAACTTCAAGTTCTTTATCTGCATTTAATATGCCTAAATCAATATCAATTGTTTCTGCACATTGATTTATATCGTCAAATTGAATACATTCACAATCACAAGCATTCATATAAACTCCTTTTTAAGTTCAAATATACAATTTTTTGATTAATTCGTAATTTTTAAGGGAAAATATATTCTAAAGGTGTCAAATTCGAGAGGTTTATATTTATTTTTCTATTTATGACGCAAAAAATAACTTAAAACACTAATTATGAGAAACTTAACCATATTTTTATTTACATTTTATTTATTTTATAACTATTTATAAAATCTTTTCTTTAAAATAATTTGTTTTATAACTTTTAAACTTGTATATTTACATCATAATCAATAACAATTAAGACAATGACAACAGTAATCAAAAATTCAGAATTAGAAGTTTACAAATTGGGTAATACTTTTTTCGTAGTTGAAAATAATGGAGATTGTGTTTTTGCTTCGTCAAGTGAATTAAAAGCTAAAAACTTCTTCAAAAGAACTTGTAACTGTAGAAACATAAACCTTTAATTGAAATGAAAAATACATATTTTTTTATCTTGATAATTATTTCTTTTTCTTGCACTAAAATTGAAAATGTATTTAATAGCCCAATGGAAAAGCCTTTTATAATTATTTCAAAAGGTAAACCTAATAGCGAATCAGATTATAAGTACATTTATCAAGATAAAAACGGAATACAAAACTATTTTTATGAAGAACGTGACAAATATAGTATTGGCGATACTTTAAAATAAATACACCGAGAATGCATTTATGCACACTACCTCGGTTTTTTCAACTGTACCTGAGTTACTTCCCATAAGAACAGCACTTAGGTCATATTTAAAAGATTTGTTAGCTCAATGGTAGAGCGATTGCAAAACTGGTAATTCGAAAGAAAAGTAATTCCAGATAATTCGACAGTAGGTTAACGGTTCGATTCCGTTACAAATCACAAAATATTATTTTATGGAAGGTAAATTTGTAATAGTTAAAAATTTGACATTTAATGAATATATGTCAGATAAAAACGGTTGTTGTATGTATGACACATACGAAGACGCTTATTTAGTTTGTTCAATGTATGAATTTCCAAGTGCATTAATTTTGGAGATAAAAAAAGAGTACAAAGAAATAAAAAATACATAACCATGCACTCCTTACACTTTTTAGCAACTGGATTAATCACAATTGTAACTTGCTCAATAGCACTTTACTTTTGTGAAGTTGTGTCGAATTATTTTAAGAACTTGGATTTTAAAAATAGAAATAATGGAAGACAGAAAACCTGAAATAATACCCAAAATAAAAATGGCACTTGGTGGAGTTGGAAAACCAAATGACGATTTGGATGCTGAAATAGTTTATAATGATATGAAGTCATATGCAGATTCAGAAATTCATGTTTCTTGTGATTTTAATAAAATTGGTGAAACCATAATACCATTAGATTTAAACAATAAGGATACTTTAATAAGTTTTGATGAATTAAAATCATTTAAAATTTCATGTAACCATACTTTAAATTTCAAAGTCAAAAAACAAAAATCAGATTTTCAGAAACGTATTCAAAACCTCCAAAACTCAATAAAATGAAAAAGATATTTTATGTTATTTTAGAAAATTCAATATTCCAATGGAACAATTTCAAACAATGGTTAAAAGAGTAATTCAAACAATATACTGTTTAGTTATTCAAATTGACATATTCATTCCAAAGGTCATAACAAAATACATGATTGAAGTATCTTTCGCAGTCACCAACGTGTCCGTATCCTTTAGCCTCGGCTAATTTCTTATTGTAACCTCCTGAACTGTCTTGTTCCATCTTTTTGATGTCATTCAGGGTTATCGGGCAACCTTCCTTTGAATACTTAATATCCTTTTCTACTTTCAATAAGGCATTATTTATAAGCTTGGAATTATAATGGCTTGGGTTTACACTTGGTACATGATCTTCGTATTCGATTCCATTTTCCCTGAACCAATTGAAAATAATTGTAAAACCTGAGGCGTGTCCGGCGGTAAATGCACTTCTGTTATTTCCTGAGGCGTCACCAGTAATAAAATATGTTCTATCTCGGCCAATAGTTTCTACAATATCAAATAAAAGTTCTGGAATATCCATATTACTTTTTGAATCGTGCCATTCTTTGATTTTGCGAACATATCTATCATAAATTGATACTTGGCCCATCAAGCAACTTAATGTTACGTTAAAGTCAAAACTAAGGCATATCGGTAAATTATCGTTAACCTCAATATTTTCAAGTTCGTGTTTGTTTTTATCAAAATTATAGAAAAATAAACGGTCTGGCTTAACCATTCCCCACTTACCCAAAGCATCGACTTCGTACCTATCAGGATCTATTTCTTTTATAAACTCAAATTCCTCTATTTTCTCCGGTGGGCAAAATGGATTATCTTGGTAGTTCATTAAAGTAATTCCTGCAGGAAAAACCTTTTTATCAGAAAAGAAGTCCGTATAAATGAAAGTATCTTCCGATATAGGGTTAAATGTTAAATGCTTTTGAGATTTCATTCCGAAACTATTTCTTAAAGTTCCTGAAATGTCTAATAAATCGGCCCTATCAATGCAAGCATCCCTGGTAATCGGTTCATCCACCCAAAAATCTGTATATTCTGCCAATGACCTTGGCGGCTCCTGAAAACTGGCACCCTTAATAAAATGTCCAGTCTTTATATGAACGATTGACATTGTAGATTCTTTAATCAGAAAGTCGTCTTGCAACCAAGGATAAAACTTTGTGATTATGTCCTTAAATAACTGAAATTGTGTGTCTCTTGCATCCTTTTGGGTTTGCCTCGCAAATAGGCCTCTGTAATACGTTTGATGCTCGCATTTATAAAGCATTTGAATTGCCTTATAGTAAGATTTTGCGGAAACCCTCGATCCGTACCAAATTACATAAGGACTTTCAAAATCAAAAAATGATTCTTTTAAAATACTTGGAACTAAAATTATCTTTAGCTTTTTAAGTTCATTTGATATTTTAATTGCAGTATCATAATCAATTTTGAGTTCATTCTCCCGACTTAGAAAGGTTATTTCCATTTAATAAGTCGTTTATGTTTTGCATTACTTCAGCTGGATTTATTGGCTTGTTTAGTGATTCGTCTTTTGTGGTAATATCCACTTTGTCACCATATTTCTTAGGATTCATTCGGCTTAAAATCCATTTTCTGGCATCTATTCGAAGTCTTGAACGTTGAATATGTTCTGAATTTAAAACTTCAATTTCCAAATCCTCTCCAATTTGTTTTTTCATGAAGTCATTACTTCCATCATCTGCAATATCAAGCATATCGTCAAATATGGCATCCTCTCTTTCTTGTCTCGCACGTGCGTAGTTATCCGAAAATTCTTTATCGTATTCTTTGCTTTCAGGATTTAACCAAGCATAAACAGTCATTCTTTTTGGTACTCTATTATCACTATCCATTATTCTTTTTAGAGAGTCACCACATGATATTTTATCAATAATTATGTCTTTAGCGATTTTCTTCTGTTCCTCTGAGTATGCCATCTTTGATTTGTAATTAAATTACCTGATTTGTATTTCTACCTTTCGCAAATATCAAAAAAAAATCCCAAACTATAAAATTTGGGAGTTATTCTAATTAATTTTTGGGTTTTTACTGTTCCTTAATAGTTTTCTGTTTTAATATATATATGTCTGAATCGGCAATAGTTAAAGTACCTATAACAGTACATATCCCAGAAAAAATAATTGCAGTAGTTACTGAAAGCCAACCAGGTATTTCTACTAAAAACAAAATCTCTAAAAAAGAAGAAAATATTTTTATTACAAATGCCGGTCCAAATAAGTAAATTAGCACACTACCAATTTTTAGCAATGTTTCCTTTTTCATGATTTTAAAGATTTTCAATTTTTGCAATCGTACATTCTAAAATGTGGCAAGTCGTTTGTTTGGCAACTTCCACTTCTTTGTATTTGTTGGATAGGTAAACTACCCTCGGCTCTCCGTTACTCAATAACTCCGATGTTGTTGCATTTGATTTGTCAAAATACCTTTTAACCAATTTTGGTCTATTGGTAACAAGTTGAATCTTTTTGAATTCGGTTTTCTGTTCTTTTAACAGTTTATCAGTCGTATCAAAACCTACAATTTCGATTCCTGATTTTAAAATTACTCTTACTAATTTGCTCATAGTTTTGATTGATTTATATTTTTGAAAAAACGGATTGAATTAATTCTTCTTTTGTTGAAAATGATTTTTCTTCTGGCACATCCGTATATGAACCTAATGAATATGATATTGAAGGTTTGTCAATAGAACCTTTTCTATCGAAATATACTGTTTTGAATTCCCCGACAATAAAAGAAATTCCAACTATTTCTCCTTTTGTTGCTTCTGATCCGTTCATGAAGAATATTTCATCTCCGACATTAAATTTTGATTTCATGATTTTGATTAATTTATTTTTGTTTTGATTTAAAAATTCTGTTTTTGACTTTTATTTTATTAAGTTTTTTTGGGTCAATTTTTGTAAGGTGATATTTAAAACACTCATTGCAATGATAAACCCAAAGTTTTACGCCCAAATTATCTTCATTTGCCTTGGCAACTTCTTTAGCAAACTTTTTTGTTCTGTATTGTTTTTTTTGATAGCATTTCATTTTAGGTTTATAACTGATTTTTCAAATACTTTTCGATTATTTCAATTGTCATAGAAAATGACCATGAAAAACAAGCATAATAGCCTCGACTTTTTAATTTCTCAATGCTTTTCAATTGACCTTCCAAATGCTCACTTGATTTTAATTCACCGTTTTTCTTATATGGGCTTTCAATTTTCAATTCTATGAATAGCCCATGGTATTTATCGTTAGGCTCTAAAATCAAAAGGTCTGGAGTCTTGAAACATTCTTTTTGAATTGCTTTATTTCTTGCTCCCTGCGTAATGGTCAATTTTACGGCTGCAATTGTGTCTGATAAAAATAATATGCCTTTGTGCTGATATTGCAACCATTTGCAAATTTGCTTTTGTAACTCGAACTCGTGATGCTGCATAGTTTTATTTTAAAAATCCGGCTTTAACGGTCATTTTATAGGCTTGGATTTCACAATTATATAGATTCACTCAATTTCAAAAAAAAGCGGTGTCCAAGAGACTTCGAACTCACGAGAGGATAAACCGTACCCCGCATGACATCTTATTTTCACAATAATAGAAATTTACTTGGTTATAAAACATCTGTTTACCCTTAGGTGGTCATGGCCAATTCAGCAAGTCACCACCGCTTTTAATATTTTAAATTCCCATCAAAGCCTTATTAATGGCATTTTTGGTTTGTTTTTCTGATTCAAGTCTTACCATTTCGTTTCTTGCAACAATTACCGAATCTTTGATTTTGTCGAAGTCGTCTTTTGTAGGCTCCCACTCCCAAAACTTAAACCTTTCGTAAATAGGAATATGGTCATAATTATTTTCAGCCCTGATTTTTTCACAAACTTTTAAGAACTCAGGATTATCCATGTTCCCATAACGTCCTGAATAAAATTGCTTCATTTCAAGTTCCGAAATCATAAAATCAGGCATTGAATTTAAACAATAGAATAAACGGCATTTTTTACGGCCGGCCAACAAAGCATAATTATTTAACTGCCAAATATAGCCATGCGAACATTCAGCATTTTCAAAGGTGTACGCATCCCATGCATTTTTAATGTCTGTAACGCAATTGTCTGATTTCATAATTACGTCCGGCGTTCCTTTTGTGTAATCTCCAAAAAACTCTTCACGATTTTTTGAGACATAATCTTTTGGGTAAAATACCTTTTTAAGCATTTCAACGCCTTCTGATTCACAAGCAATTCCCTTATCGAGATATTTAGAACTTATACGGTTTTCTAAGCCGTATCGTTCTTTTATCCAAATTTCACGTATTGCCGTCAAATGTCCTCCCCTGCCTTTTTCTTTCGGAATAATATCTCCTAAATTGTGGCTCCTACTTATCCATTTTGAAAAGTCCATTATTTCAATGAGTTTTGAATTTCTTGATACTTCATATCCCACTCAATCATTAAGCCGAATGTTTCGGAATCAACTTTGCATTGATCCAATTGTTCAATAGATTTAGCCTCATTGATAAACTTTTCGCAGTTTTGTATTGCTTTAGCTTCGTCAATTTCTAAAGGAGTTGTTTTTACTTCCTTAAAATTAACGTCTTCAACTTCTCCATCAGTAATTTCCATTCCTGATACTCTGCTTAATAACCATGCACGGCCTTTTCTTGTTGCTTTACCTATCAAAGCATCTACCGAGGTATAAGCATCCATTTTAATTGGAATAGGTATTATTTGCTCGTTTTTTTCTCCGTTAATACTCCAGTTTATTTTAACATCAACAACCGCAGATGTTTTGTCGGCACTTATTTTTTGAATTGAGCAAACAAGATTATAAGAAAGTCCTTTTAGATTATTTAGCAAATAACCACAACCCTCCTTGGTTGGATACATGTTACCGCCAATTATATTGAATTGGTTGTTTACTGGCTGCAATCCCATCAAAACCGCTTCAATAAGGCAGTTTTTAACTACTGATTCAGGATAACCAGGACCTTTTACATATCCACCAGTAGAACTTTTCATTAAATCTTTGTCGCTTTTAAATCCAAGTCTATTACCTTGGAGTGCCATTATTGGCTTCATGTATTCAGGTGTCAATAATTCGGTCAATTGGCTAATTGCATCAGCAACTAAATAAGCCTTTTGAAATCCTTGTATTTTTTCACTTCCAATGACTGAAAGTACATTGCTATCTAATTTTTGAGCAATTTCATTGAACTTTGATGATTTATTTTCCATTTATATTGATTTGTTTAAATATTCCCACTTATATCCAAATGCTTGTTTTACCCTGCCTTTTAAGTTTTTTGTGATAGACGAAGGGTGCATATTAAAATAAATTCCTGCTTCTTTTGTTGAAATAAAAGAAATTATGCCTTTTTTTTCTGATATACCAAGTATCATTTTTTGTCTATTTGAGTTATCTCTTGGTTTTCCTTTTAAAGATTCAGAAATTTTAGACTTGGTTTCGTCACTTGCTTTTTTTCCTAAATTAATTTCTCTTAGTTTTGCTCTTGTTTCAATAGATACTTTGTGTCCTTTTTGGGGGCCTTTTAAGTTTTCTGAAATTCTTATTTTTTTTTGTTCATCAGTTAATGAATCCCATTGACTTTTTGCCTTTTGCCTTAAAATTTCTTTTGTTTCTTCTGAAACATTATGCCCTTTGTTACCTAATCCACCTAAATTCATATTGTACATAGGCTTTAATACCTCAATCCAATAAATCTCTCTTTCAGATAATTTTGATAAATCTGGAACATATTCAATGACTTCAAATAAGAAGTTTTCTTTGGAGTATTTTCTTATTGCCTTATACAGTGTATTTGACTTTTTAAGGACGTTTTTATTACAAAAATGTTCAAAATTTCTTCTTTTCAAGTTCACAGACAATCCGATATATAAATTTCCATTTACTAAGTTGGTTATCTTGTATATTCCTGAATTGCAGTGCATAAATTAATTATTGATTATGATATAAATTTACAAAAACATATTTGTTTTAAAAAGATATTTTTTAGTTATTTTAATTCGGTTAAATTATTATGCAATTTTTGATTTTTAGAATCAATATCATTTCTTGAATAAAAGCATTTTGCATTTCCCTTGTTTCGTCATGGCACTTATATTTCAAGTGAATATGTTCTTCAATTATTGCATTTACAATATCTTGAACTCCCATTTCTAAAACTCTTTTTGAAATAATCATGAAATTATTTTCAATATCTGCCATTGCAAGTGTTTTTTCTGAATCAAATATTCCAAAGGTTATTTCATTCAATATTGGTTCTTCATATTCACAATCTTTAAAAAACTCTTTTGCTTTTTCAAGATTAGACAAATGCAATGAACCTGGATAAAATTCACGATACAAAACACTCCCAATGGTTTTAAATCTATCTCCGAGGTTGTTATTGTCCAATAATCCACGAATAGAATTAAAAATCTTATTTGGCAATAAAGTGAATTGTAATTTTTCTTCTTCTGATAAGTACCCACCCATTGAACGGTTACATATTTTCATTTCTTTAAGAACCTCTTTAAATTCATCAGAAACATTTGAAGCTGACAAGTCGCTCCATTCTGATATTGACTTCTCTAAAAGTTCATCAGATTGATTAAAAAGAATCAATTTTATCAACTCTTTATTGGTACATGAATAAATCAATCTCCAAATGCTTTCATCTACTTTCCATGAATATTTAATAAGCCTATTTTCGTCAATGTCAATATTTGGGAAGTCATAGTCAAAAATAGAATTCTTGTTTGTGTTTAAGCACTTTACCCCACGTCTATACAAGTTTGCATTTTCATCGTGCTTTTTAAGAATTTTTCCGTGCTTGTTTTCAAACAAAATTTCTTTTTGGTCACCAAAATAACTGTCATAATTGGCAAAGAAATTACTAATCTCTGGACGTGTTGAAATGTAGAAATGGGTTTCATTTTCCTTTGGGTTTACTTCGTGAACGTATTCCATTGTTTGCCCCCCTTCGTCTATGGCATTGCAATAAATTTCTCTTATGGCTTGCCAAAGTTCCCAATCTTTACCAAAGTCGGTAGTTATTCCAGTATTTCTACCATTTACAACTATGGATTTAAAATCCTGAATACCTAATTTTTCAACTTCATAGGAAATTGATATTTTTTCAGTTCCGGCATATATGCTTAACTCAAAATCATTCCTAAGCAAAAAAGCCAAGGCATATTTATTGCCACTTCCAAACATCCCAATTTTTGTAGAATCATTTCTTTTTGTGGATGCTCCTAAAAGGTATAATGACTTTTCATCAATTACTCCGTTGTTCTTAATTTTCAAATATTTCATTTCTTTATTGATATTGATTTTTAATTGATTTATGATAAAAACGACTTAACCAAAACGCAAATAATTGCGAATAAAAAAAATGCTAAAATAAACCACGGATTTGTATTTGTGGCTGGGTCTGAAAAGAACTTTTTTAATCCCATTTGAAAATAAATTTAAAAAATGATGCTAATAGCGTAAATACCACAAATGTGATAATTGAGGCATTTATTAAAGCCTCCCAAAATACGGCTTTGTCGATTAATTTTTGAGGTTTCATAGTTTTATAAGTTTGGATAATCTCCGTTTTTTATATCTGATAAATATTGTATTTCAGCTTCTTCAATTTCTTTTTGCTCAAAATGTGAAATTGTTTGCATCAAAACTGGCTCAATTGATTCGTGCAAGTTCAAAAATATAGCCTCTGAATTGGCTTGTAAGAACGAATAAGCCATGAATTGAGCGATTGTACTATTGTCATAATTTATATTGCAATAAACCGTATTTAAACCATCATTTGAATACAACTGAAATTCAACGGCACTTTCAAATGTTGGTGAAATATAAAGTCTGGTTTCGCTTTCAATCCAAGATTGTAATTCTTTGGCGGTAGTTGCAATTAGATTTCCATCCTCCGAATTAATTACCTGAATTGGTAATTTTTGAGATAAAAACATTTCGTAGTCTAAAAGTGATAGTTTCATAATTGATTTGCTTTAAAATGTGAACAAAAACCATATTTAGAAACAATAAAAGATTTTACAGAACTTTCATTTTTAGCCGAAACTGTTCCTTTTCTTAACTCATTTGTTCCTGAAACTACAAATTCAATTTGGAAATTTTTCATTTTCTTGTCGTTTAATTAATTATTGATATGCAAATATAGCACTTATTTTTAATAAACAAACTATTTTGTCAAAATAATTTTATTTTATTTTTAAAAATAAAACTTGGGTCTATAATCACCACTTGAAGAAATCAATTCAGCTTCGCACCTAATTTCTGAAAGAATAGTTAACCTAAGCCTTAAAATTCTTGCTTCTTCTTCAAATTTATGTTCAGAACAAAATCTCAACTTTGATAAAATATCCTTTTCCTTTTCGGTTATTGCTTTTATGTATAAATCTAAATTCTTTTTCATAATTTTCAATTAAAAGGTAAACGATATTTTTCAGGACAAATGGCATTAAAAAAGTTTTCTAAATCTTCGGTAGATTCTATTTTTCGGATTGGAATATATTCTCCCAATTCAAGGCTCCATATTGAAGCATCACAATTACCCTCCGATAAATCAACCCAAATTTCAGTACTTTCACCAAATGGCAAATCGTATTCATAAACATTTTTAGCTGGCCCTGAATTAGTAAAACCCAACTCAATACACTTTATTCTTATTTGTTCTTTTAATTCTGATTCAGTTTCTTTTTTCTTGCTCATTTCAATGTTTTTTGATAGTTTTTAAAAGCATTAAGTCCATAAATAAAAAAAGCAAAAAGTTCGATATTGTCATCAAGAATAAAATCCACCGCATCCCAACTTTCAAACTTTTCCATTTCAGGAATACCATACGAAAATAATTTTATTTGAAAGTCGAAAGTGTCACGACTTGAAATTATGCCGTAATCGTTTTTTAAAACTTCGCAAATTTTACGCCTTTTGTCGCCTTGGGTTAGTTTTGGTTCTTCAATTAGTTGGCTCATGGTTTATCTAAATGTTTTTGAAGTTTTACAAGCTTTCTTGCTTTGGC